CAGGACTCCTTGCCCCGACCAAATGCCCAGATCGACACTTCAATCCGGTCTTTCTGCACGTCCGCACCGGCCACCAACAGCAAGCCACCCAGGGCAACGCTGCCGATTCGATAATCTTCGCGTCGCTCCACCAATCGCTGCCAGTCCGGTGCCTCGCCTTCTTCGAGCCAGGTCTCACCCAATTCGGTATTTTTGAAGGTCTTAATAGCTGCGGGGGAACCTGATTCCTTGCTGACTGCACTCTCCCAAGCGGCTGCAACATCGCGCCAGCTACGCCAGCCGACCGGGCTGTAAAGGCTGGAGAGGTGAAAACCAGCCGTCTTCTTGCGACCTTTGCTGCTCTTTGCAGACTCTTGATCGATCATGCTGCGCCATTGGCCCAACTCCAACATGCGCGTCTTGTGGTGTTCAGCAATGGGCTGTTCACAGGACTCGCACAGGTAGGCTGCAGTTTCTGGTTTGGCTTTTTCCCAGCGCAGTTGCTCAAAGCGCAGCCACTGGCGGTGATCGCAGTGTGGACAGGGCACAAAGTAGCGGCGCTGATCGGATGCCTCATATTCACGCTCAATGGCCGAAACACCCGAGATGGTCGGGGTCGACACGATAAATATCTTGCGCCGGGTGAAGGTGCGCGTGCGTGCTTCGGCCAGGGAAATCGCATCACCTTCGCCTTCCACGTCCAGCGGATAACCGTCGACCTCGTCCAGGAACAAATAGCGCACCGGCATGGAGCGCAAACCCACCGCGCTGTTGGCTCCAGTCATCACCAGCACGCCACCCCGGAACTCTTTGGCCAGGATAGTGTTGCCGGAATCCCGTGACCGGGCTGGTGATATCAATTCACGCAGGGCGGCCGACTCCTCGATCAAGGGGTCAATGCGCTGCTTGGAATTTCGCTTGGCCATGTCCACCGTTGGCCAGACTGCCATCATCGGCCCGGGCGCATGGTGGATCACATAGCCTATCCAGCAGGACCCACATTCAGTCGCGCCGACCTGTGCCGCCTTCATGAACACCACCCGCTCCACTGGCGAGTTGGGTGAGAGGCAATCCATGATTTCCTTCAGGTACGGCGTGCGGCTGGTGCGCCAGCGTCCGGGCTCTGCTGATGCCTTGCTGGAGAGCATACGGTGCTGATCTGACCACTCTGACACCGACAGCAGTGGGTCTGGGGTCAGACCGTCGCGCCAGGCTCGCTCAATCTCTGTTGCGCCATCGTAATGATCGGTATCGATTTGAGTGCTCATCAGTCAACGCTTGCCTGTAAATTGCCCAATTCCTGCAAGTGCTCACGCACCGCGTTCTCCAGCGCCACGTGCATGGTGTGCGCATCCAATTCCAATTTGGCGGCCATCTGTGCAGAAACCCGGGCGGGCCAGTTCAGCCACGCATCACGTTCGCTTCGCGCCAGCTTGAACACATGGGCGATGGCCTGCGGCCGATCAATGAGTTCGCCTTTGAGTCTGGCCAGACGCACCTTGTTGGTCTGCGCCTTGACCACCTCGTTGACGGTTCGGGCTTGCAGCAGCGAGGTGCCACCGGCACCGCCCACACCTCCACCACCGCCAGAACCAGTGTTGGTTGCAGCGCCCGCACCAACTCTGTCACCACCACCCTCGCCATCGACCTCCGGCACTTTGACCTTGACGGCGGGTCGTTGCGTGCCTGTCTTGGGCGCACTGGTGTTGCGCGCCCACTGTGCGTCGGCCTGATCCGGATCAATCGTGCCGTCAGCGAGCGCTTCAATGCGCCCGCTACGGATGGCCTTGTGGACGGCGGTGTCGGTGACCCCGCGATGGCGGGCGTAGGCGCGAATCGATAGTCCCATGGGTGTGTTGTGTTCTTTTCATTTCAAAAGTGATGCGTCAGGCAGAGATGCAAATTTGCATCTCTGGTGGGGTGTTGGTTTGAAGCCAATCAAAGTTAAAAAAGATTGAAAAAAAAGATGCGAACTGACTTGGCTTCTGAAGCACACAGCGTCTTACTACAAGCATCGCAACCAACCAAACGGAGTTAGAAATGAAAAGCACCATCGACCAGATTTTTACCCTGATTGCCCAAAAACACCTCTTTATCGAGACGCTGGAAACGCGCAACGCAGACAGCCTTGACTTCCATGACGTCGCAGTCTGGGCGGTACGGGATGCCCTGGAAGCAGCTTTTAAAGCGGGCGTCGAAGTGGGTGCAACCATGCCAAAGCCGACTGAGTCGGAGATTGCCAACACATAAAAAGATCACGACAAGCTAAGAAGAAAAAGCTTGGCTTGTCCTGCAAACAGCGCGTTCATCACATCGTCTTAATTAACCATCAAAAAGGAACCTCAAATGAGCACCATTACATTGACTGCCACCCAGCACGCCATGCTGACCCATGCCATCGACCACACAGAAGGACGCATCGACTGGTTTCCAGAAAACATCAAAGGCGGCGCACGCCAGAAAGTGTTGCAAGGACTTTTCAACCGCGCACTGATCACAAGCAACGGTGTCGACCACTTTGTCGCCGCCGAGGGCTACGACGTGCTGGGCTGCGCCAAACCCACTGCTTGCAGCATCGCACCAGACCCAGAACTTGACGCAGCCGTGGCGCAGGCTGAGGCCTCGTGGACGCAAGGTGTGGACACCAACGATGCTGATCATGACAACGTGGATACCAACGAGTCAGCGCCAGCAGCCCAAGCCGAACCAGGCGACGTCGCCAACGAAACCGAAATTGACCTGCACGACAACGCCACAGGATGCGACGAACGCCTGGCTGGCACTGATGCACCAGCAACTGAAATCGACGCGACACAGGGCCAGCCCTTGTCGGCCGCAGCGCCAGCCGAGCAGCCCGTTGCGAAGGTCATCCGCACCCGCGAAAACAGCAAGCAGGCAACCATCATCGGCATGCTCCAGCGCACCGAGGGTGCCACCATCGCCCAGATTTGCGAGGTAACTGGCTGGCAAGCCCATACCGTGCGCGGCACCTTTGCCGGAGCTTTCAAAAAGAAACTGGGCATGACCATCACATCAGACAAAGCACAAGGCGGCGTGCGCACCTACCGGGCAGCAGCCTAAAAAATTGATTCGGAAAGAAGCCAAATTGACTTGGCTTCTCAATCGAACAGCGCGTTACTACGGGTGTCGCAACAACAACCCCGAAAGGAAAATCATGAACCAAGTCAAAGTCAAACGGGTCTCCACCAACGAAGAACTCATCTCCAAACGTACCATCGGTTACCAAATTTTTATCAACGACGAGTTTTTACTGACCTGCGACGATGTTTGCGATGCGATGGACTTTAAGGAAAAGCTGGAAAAGCAACCACACGATTGGGTCAAGATTGAATCCCATTCCGATTGGTCGAAATGAAGCTGATACCTACCGGGCCAGGAAACTGGCCCCTTCAAAAAGAATCAAAAATGATCAGAATTGACTTGGCTTCTCAACAAAGAAGCGCGTTACTACAAGCATCGCAACACACCAAACGGAGATCGAAATGAGCAACGCAACGCAAATCCTTCCAACCCAGAACGAAGGGTTTGGTTTTTGGGGAACCATGAACGAGCACGCCAGCGCCGCCTGGCCCATCGCATCCACAGAAATTGCCGCAGCCACCGGGTGCGAACCTGAACAGGTACGCGCCTTCCTGGACAGCCGCTTTGGCCGACACTTCGCAGACGAAGTTCAAGACTGGCTTGTTGCTGGCAGCGACATGGCCGATGCCATTGGCCAAGCAACCAATCGCTGGATGAAATGGAAAATCAGTCGCATCACCTCAAACGAATACGGCATCCCTCGCGGCATGGCTTACTTGACCGGGTTTGTGGTGCAAGCCGCCATCGACGACGAGCTTTTTGCCTGACGCACACGCCGGGCCTCAAACGCCCGGCGCAGCAAGTAACTGCGCACCAGCGACACACCCGTAAAGATCAATCCGATTACCAGGTTCTGCGACAAGGTCGCATGCAACCCAAACAGCGGGAACACCAAATACTGAGTGGTCACCGCCACGATGTAGCCCACCAGCACGTTGACCACCGACTCCACCAGGGACATCCAGCGCGACTGCATCATGAGTGACCCTGATCTTCCTGGCCGTCGTCGCCAGTTTCACCAACGACAACTCCGGCCAAATCGTTGAAGCCAACGCCATCGCATTCTCGACTGGCAAGTTTTCCGGTCCAGTCTTGCCAGCGCCGGACAATCACGTCGACATACTTCGGATCGAGTTCCGTCAGGCGCGCCGTGCGGCCTGACTTTTCAGCTGCTATCAGGGTCGTGCCGGATCCGCCAAAGGGATCGAGCACCACGTCACCGGGTTTGCTGGAGTTGCGAATGGCGCGCTCTACCAGTTCGACTGGCTTCATGGTGTTGTGCGACATGCCAATGCGCGTTTGAAACGTAGGGCTGTCCTTTACCGACAAATTCCATACCAGCCCCGAGTAATTTATCAGCTTGATTGCGTTGACGCTTCGCAGAACGAAGCTGTACGACTTTTTTGACATGACAGGGTCGGCAGCCCCATCCGTAGGGATGGCCTCTTGCACTGAAATACCAGTGTTCGGGAGTGATCGGTTTAAGTGTCCCGCAGGCACTGCAGTGCTTCCACCAAACGCCATCGCGTAACTCGCAACCGGAGTGAATCCGCTTGTGCTCAAGGTGGGTGACAAGTTGCAGGTTTGAAAGGTGATTGTTTTGCTTGTTGTGGTCGACGTGATGGACGCAATACCCGTCTGGGATGGCGCCAAAGGTTCGTTCCCATATGATGTCGTGTTCCATTCGCAGTCGACCGCCGTACCAGTTTCTGATATAGCCTTTGCTGGTGAGCATATCTCGTCTCCCTGAATGATTTGTGAAGCCTCGATCCAGGCCAAACTGCCGTCACGCAGAACGAGAAAGGGGTGGTTGCCGGTGGCATCGACTGCGCTATCGATACCCATGACGAAAAGCCGAAAGACGCTCGTTTGGACGAAATGATTCGATACGAATTCGACCGGGCGAAACATGCCGTCGGCTGTCAGGACGCGCTCACCGGCGAGCAGCGATTCGATGATTCGCCAACCGTTCTCCGTCAGAACCTCTGAGCCAGGGCACAGGCAAGGATGCAAATCGTTCTTGTGGGGCTTTTTGATCTGCCACACATCGCTCTGGTCGCGGTCGCCGCACCAGTGGTGCTTGCCGCCTTCGGGCCAGCCGTACAGAATGGGTTCGTACTGGCGCTGGTAGTCCGAGCGCCCCATGGTGAAGGTGTTCTTTGCCCAGATGATGAAAGTCGACCACTTGCCACCGGCCTCGCGAAACGCTGCTTGCAGCACGTCGAGTTCACTGGACGACATGGCCACGTAGACCGCGCCGGTGCAGTTGGCCATGATGGGTGTGAATGCTGCCAGCAGGAAGTCGTAAAACCCGTCGCCCAGGTTGTCATTGAGGATGGCACGGTCTTTACCGCGCATCTTGTCCTTGGCGCTGTTGGCATAGTTGACGTTGTACGGCGGGTCGGTCACCGTCATGTCCACTTCTTTGCCTTGCAGCAACACGTCGTAGCTGGCAGCATCGGTGGCATCGCCACACAGCACACGGTGGGCACCGAGCAGCCACACGTCGCCTGGGCGCGAGATCACAGTCTCTTGCGACTCGGGCACCTCATCGTCACCGGTTTGGCCCACGTCGCCTTCGTCGCCCTCGAACAGGTCGGCCAGTGCATCGGCATCAAAGCCGGTCAGCGACAAATCGAAGTCATCATCGCGCAGGGCATCGAGTTCCACCCGTAGCATCGCATCGTCCCAGCCAGCCAACTCTGCGGTACGGTTATCAGCGATCACCAGTGCCCGGCGTTGAGTAGATGTCAAATGCTCCAACACCACCACCGGGACAGTCTCAAGACCGAGCTTTTGCGCCGCAGCGAGCCTACAGTGACCTGCCACGAGGATGCCATCGCTGCCGATCAGACAAGGGTTTGTAAAGCCAAATTCAACAATCGAAGCAGCGACCTGCGCCACTTGATCCTGCGAGTGTGTACGCGAGTTGCGAGCGTAGGGTAAGAGTTTGGCGGTTGGCCATTGCTCGATTTTGTTGGCCAGCCAGGATACGGTCATGAATTTTCCTCTGCAAAATCAATTGTTGGGGTTGCTGGCGCACGTCGCTCTGCTGCGACCGCCTTGAAGGTCTGGCCGGTCGCTGCAAGACTCACCGGCACATCGGGGAAGTTTTGCTGGAAGCGAATGACGGCCACGTCCACGTACTGCGGCGCGATCTCCACCAGGCGGCACTGGCGACCACTGCGCTGCGCGGCCAGCATGGTTGTGCCGCTGCCACAAAAGGGCTCGAACACAATGTCACCGGTATCCGAATACGCTTCCATCACAAACTGAGGCAGCGCCACCGGAAACACGGCCGGGTGGTCAATGTCCTGACCGATCTTGCCCTTGTGGCGCATGATGCGAATAACCGAGTCCGCGATCTTGGTGTCCTGGGTGAGCGTGCCGACATGGTTCCACGAGGTTTTGCTGCCATCTTTGTTGCGCATGCCACCGGCGCTGGTGCCGTCACCGCGCAGGTGCGTATCGCGCCCAGCGTAGATGCAGGGCACGTTTTTGTTGGGTCTGCGCACCTCGGAGTCCTTGCGATTGAAGTGAAACACGAACTCGAATGCTGGCGCAAAGCGTCCACTCCAGTCGCCCGGCAGGCCTGGGCCCTGGTCCCAAACGTACCAGCCAAATCGCCGCCAACCTTGCTGGCGCATCCATGACAGCCAGCCATCCCAGTACGGCATGACTTCCTGCTCGCGGTGGATCAGCCCTAGGTTGACCAGCACTTGACCAGTGGCAGCCATGGGCAGTTGCGCAAAGACGCTGCGCATAAGCGCATCCCAATCAACAATCGAGTCGGTGTAGTCGCGCTGGGTACCGTAGGGTGGAGAGGTGAAACACAGCGCAGCCTTTTCAGTTTGCATCAAGGCGGCGATCACGGCCGGGTCACCTGCATCACCACAGATCAGGCGGTGCGCACCGAGCAGCCAGACATCGCCGGTTCGGGATACCGGGTTGACCGGCGCGTCAGGAACTTCGTCAGCCACTTCGGCTTGTTCGGATGGGGCATCATCGACAGGATCACCTTCGATATCGATGAGCAATTTTTCAATTTCTTCATCGGAGAAGCCAGTGAGGTTGAGATCAAATCCAGCAGCATCCAGATCTGCCAGTTCCAGGGATAGCAGTTCGTTGTCCCAACCAGCCAATTCGGCGAGTTTGTTGACGCTGAGACGAAACGCTTTAACTTGCGTTTCTGACATGTCATCGGCGAGCAGGACGGGAACCGTCTCCAGTCCAAGTTGTCTGGCTGCCTTAAGTCTAAGGTGACCATCGACAACGGTGCCGTCACTCCTGGCGATGATCGGCACGCGAAATCCGAATTCATGTATTGCAGCTGCAACCGCAGCTACAGCATGATCATTCTTGCGAGGATTTCGAACGTACTCGATCAAACGGGACACCGGCCATTGCTCAAATTGTTCAGGCAAATGCATAGGGCTTCTTCAAAACACGATCAACAGCGGAAATGACTTGATCAATTGTTTGTCGGCATACACGGTTGCGTTTTGCCAATTCAGTGCGCGCAATGCCAAGGTGCTTGTTCATAACGTATATCGCGACGTAGTCAAACTTAAAGACTTTTGTGTGCGACGATTGATCAATGCTTCTGGGATCAAACAGACCGGTGCGAATTGCGTGAGCATTGTTTTCGGCAACCGTCACCCACTCAAGATTGGAGAGTCTGTTGTCGACTTTCAATCCGTTTTTGTGATTGACGCAGAGATCGTGGCGTTCGCCAACAAATGCATTTAGGACAACACGATGTCCCTTGACGTGCTTCTTGACTTCGCCAACTCTCATTCGATAGACCACGTAGCCATCGACATCAATCGATCCACCTAAACGAATGGTTTCGTACTTTCGAATGAGACGCCCACTCTTGCTTCGCTGTTGTCTACACACCCGATAGACATGACCGTCAACATCTACAGCGTAACAATCGTTTTCGGTGCAGAAAGAAAATTTGTCGTAGCCAAATTCTTTGATGCTTGACGCAATGCTGGCCACCTGCAGTGGACTGTGAGTACGCGTATTGCGCGCGATAAATGTCTGCGCTTCATCCTTGCGGTACTCGACGTTGAGTGGATTCACGGGTTTCGAGCTTTCCAAAAAAAGTACGGCCCGCACGGGTCTTTGAAAACCAGTGACGGGCTGCGAGGTGCGCTATTTCAAGCGCTGGAGTTGAACGTAAAAACCCGCCGTCAGATAACTCCGAGAGCGGGTTCAGAAAAAGTCGGGCTAAAAAATACGGGTCAGAGTGCTAACGATAAAAAGAGCCGATGGCCTCCAAATACTGGAGGTCATCGCTTGCTGTGCGGCGTTTGCACGGGCAAGGGGTGTGAATTGAATTCCCCCCCTGTGTGCCAGGGTGCAAACCTGCCGTGGTGCAAACTCCTGCAAACCTTGGTTTGCAGTCTGTCGTTGGGCGGGTCTTGCGCTGTTCCCCCCCGCATAGGATTTTCTGAAAGAAGGACCCCTTTTACCTGGGGCTCAGTGGCTAATTTCCAACAGATCGCCAGCGGTTTTCTCCATCCATAGCCGTAAATATACCGAAAAACAGGCTGGATGTTTAGCCCTGTTTTGCAGGCCAAAAGGACAAAGTGGCAAAACGCTGGACAAGTGCTGGATACGTTACTCTGCCTGCCCCTTTGTCTTGGATGTATCCGTGGCGTTTTGTCACGCCTCCCTCACTTTTTGAGGCTGTCGTTGAGCTTTTGCGCCACCAGTTGAATGGACTTTTGCCAGTGCTGCCACGCTGTGGTACGACACATGCCAAAGCGCGTGCAGATGTCTCGCCAGCCGTACCGCTTGGCACGCATCCAGACCAAGTGGCGCTGCTCGACCTCAAGCCACTGCACCCAGAGCATGACCTCAAGCATGTCCTCCACGTCCTTCGGTGAAGGTGGGAAGCGACAGACCACACGTTCATCGGTTGCCAGCATCTCCCACTGGCAGCGCACGATGGTGGGCCACGCGTTGAAGTAGCCCTGCACGTTGGCCGATGGCAGTCGCCTTGCAGTGACCGCAGCGTCCTCGAAGCGGTTGGCTATCGTCTCGGCCGTCCAGACACCTGCTGCACCCTCGGATTGATTTAAACGCGCTTTAAGGCTGTTTTGTTGTAAGGCAGTAGGGGAACAAGGGTTGGCATTTTTTTGAGGCTCTGCCTTTGATTTAGCCCTTTGCATGACGACCTCCTTGACCATACAGACGTTCGCCGATGCGTCGCACCAATTCGCGCTCGAGGTAGTCCAGCCGCTTGTCTTCGGCGTTGACGACCAGGATGTTCTGGTCACGCCAGCCGCGTTGCTTGACGCTGTCCAGGTCTGTGACTGTGGGCTGCAAGCGCCCGAGGGGGCATTGGTAGTGGTGGGTTGGGACTTTCATGTGCAGCCTCCTTCAACGTGCCCAGATCGGCACCATGTGCAGTGGGAC